AAAATTAAGCTACTACATCCCAAAGCTTAATAGTTCAGGTATCGTTATTCCAAGTGAAGAAGGTGAAGTATACAAGGAAGTATGGGCAAATATTCGACCAATTACAGCACGTGAACAGATGCGTAATCAGTTAGAAGTGCAAAGTTTAAACTTCACAGTCTTAATTAGATACACGTCAGGAATTACGCAACAAGACTACGTTATTTACAAAGGTTTACGTTATTTAATTGATTCAATAGAACTAGGACCAAATGAAGATTACATAATTCTAGCTATATCTTATGATTCACAATACATGCGTAATAAGGTGATGACTTCATGATTTCTTTAAAAAGTACAAGAGATTTAATAGAAGAGACAATTTTTAATGCAATAGAGCAAAAATTTAAAGTTTTTAGAGAATTTGCACCTATTGGTGAAGAGTTAGGTATTGTTTGTCATTTCTCAGATTTAGCAATTTTAGACCGTACGATCGATAAAACACCTTCTAGCTATGAATTAAAGGTAAAAATTCTTGCTTTTAGCTTTGCATCAAGACAAAAAACAGATGAAATAGCGGATGTGGTTATTTCTGCAATTGATGCTAAAAGTAGTTCAGATTTTCAACTTATAACAGTAGATGAAGTTGAAAATATGGAATATGACAAAGATTCAGGTGTATATGCTACGTTAATAACTTCTAAATTTATTATTTAACTATGGATGATTTTTTTAATATTGAAGCAAAAGAACTAGAAAAGCTAAAAAAGAACCTAAGCTTATTAGTTCCATCTATGCAAAAAAAAATGGGACTGATGATTTTAAAATCATCAATAAGATCATCAAGAAATGAGTTAAGAAATTACATTAAGACAACTTATGGTAAGTCATACAAACCTAAAAAAGATCCTAGACGTCTTTTTAAAAGCGTAACAACAGTAAAAGCTAAAGAGATACGTAAAGGAACAAATAAAGGTGGTTTAATAGGTTTTTTCTATTTTAAAAACGATCACATGTTAAAGAAAGAATGGGGGGTTAGTGGAGAAAGACCAGCACCAGGAACCATAGCACATTGGTTATCTTATGGGACTAACCCTAAAAAGGGCCGTGGTATAACCGCTGATAATTTCTTACCAAATGCACAGAAAAAATTAAGAGAAAAATTTTCAGAAGAAATGGATAAACAAATATCATTGTTTATTGGTGATTATTTAAAACAATCTAGTAAATAATTTGGAGAATGTAAATGGCAAATCCTTTATATGATTATACTGCTAAGAATGGTGTTAAATTAGCTGGTACTTTAACTCAATTTTCTACTGACGGCACTGAATGGAAATCAATTCAAGGTATTCAGTCAATGATTGAAATTGGTAATGAAGCATCAACTATTGATCAGACAACTATTGAAGATACTGCTAAGCGTTACATTGGTGGTATTAAAGATGGCGCTGATCAGTCTTTAGAATTTGTGTCTTATCCTGATGATGAAAATCAACAAGCATTAAAAGATGCAGCTAATGCTACTCAAATTGTGAAATTTAAGCATCAATGGCCATCAGGTGAAATTGCAACTTATGAAGCGACTTTATTAGGTTGGAAAATGACTAGTGGCGGTGTTGAAGATTTAATGAAGTTTAGTGTTTCTATGAAGCTAAATGGTGATGTAGTTTGGTCTAAAGCTGCTTAATTTATTTTAATAAAAGGGGGAAACCCCTTTTTATTTGAAGGGTAAAAAATGAAGTTATCAGAATTAAAAGCTCGTGCAAAATCATTATTTAAAAGTGAACAAGTTGAAGCTCCAGAATTGGGAGAAGGTGAATATCTTTACATTAGAGAATTATCAGCAGGTGAAAAAATAAGCCTATTCAAAGATGTTAATTCAGATGTTGATAATGTTTTTAAAGTGTTAGCTTGTTCTTTATGTGATAAAGAAGACTTGTTTAATAATGTTGTCGATGTTGAAACAGTAAAAATCATGCCTCAAGAACTGATTAATCGATTATTTGACAGAGTATTAAAGATTAACAACTTAACTGTAGATACTCAAGCAGAAGTAAAAAACTAGTTAGCTCTAACAATGATTTTAGACTCGTTGTTAGAGTAGCAAGAGAGTTACATAAACCGATACTTGAAGTTTTAAATTTGCCTACAACTGAATTAAATTATTGGTATGCGGTTTATTCAGAAGAGTATTATATTGAACATCCTGAGCAAAGATTAGAAGACGATATAAAATTTACTGAAAAATACGGTATGACAGAAAAAGAATGTGAGCAGAATATAGCTAACTTTAAAAAACATTTGAAAAATCGTTCTAAATAGTATTATAGTATAAATATATCTTATATTTAGGACAAATAAAAATGAGTAGAAAAAATAATGATTATACAACTCTAAAAGAGTTAAAAGATGATTATGAAGTAGAAAATGGCAAGAGCTTATTTGATTACTTTTACGCTTTTTTAATCCATACTACACTGTATGTAATCTTTGGTGTTGCAGGTTTATTTTTCCTACTGCCTTTGGGTGTAAGTCCTCTTCTTGCGATGAATTTATATATACCAATATACTTAATACATAAGTATTTTTATATATTCAATACTCCTATTTCTAGGTTGTTAAAGATAAAGATTTTTTAATTAATTTTATAAAATAAGAAAGAACGCTATCAATGTAAATTGGTAGCGTTTTTTTATTGGAGAAAATATGGCTACCATTAATGCAACTATTGATGTTAAGCAAATTTTAGCTCAAATAAATACTTTGACTCAAAATTTTAATACATTGCAAGTTCACATTAAAAAATCTTTTAATGGTAATGTTGTTAATAGTTTTAATAATCAGATCAGAATGTCACAAAGGTCTACAACAACTTTTGCACGAATTTTTGAGACTAATTTAACTAGAATTTCTAATACAACAAATACTACTAACACACATTTACAACATTTAACAGCAAGTATTAGAAATATAAATGCGTCTGCTAATCAATTTAGGTTATTAGTAGCGGGTTATATAAGTAAACTTTTTGCTAATTTAACAGCAGGAGCTTTAGAGTCTGCATCAGCTTTTGAGAAAACAAGTGCGTCTTTAAGTGTTTGGACTGGAAGCATGGAGACAGCCAAAGCTAAATTTTGGGAACTAAACGCTTTAGAAGATGAAACTTTAATAGCAACAGATAAATTAGCACAAGCATATATTAAACTAGGTAACTTTAATTTAAATAATTCAAGTGAGAGCATTAAGAACCTTGCTAAAGTAGCAACTGGTTTAAATGTAGACTTAAGCACAGTTGTAGACAGCTTAGATAAAGCTTCTCAAGGTCAATTTAAATCACTTAAACAGCTAGGTATTCAAGCTGAGCAAGTCGGCGATAAGATTAAGCTAACTTACCAAGGGCAAACACAAACAATCCAAGCTAATACTGCTGAATTACAAAAATACTTTGATAATTTAGCAAACTCAAAATTTGATAGCGTGCTAGAAGCTAAAACACAGACCTTAGCTGGTGCTATAGGTCGTGTTGGTAATGCTTGGGGAAGTTTGCAAACTGTTATATTTGCAAGTGATGCACCTATTGGCCAATTTTTAGCAAGAATGAGTAATAAATTTGCTGATTTTATTAACGATTTAGTCGGCAAATTTCAGAATGGGCAAGTTAAAAAGCAAATAGAAACTTTTATAAACTCAGTAAATCAAGGTGTTTCACAATTCGCAACAAGTGTAAGCAAAACCTTTACAACGTTATTTAGTTGGTTGAATGCTAACTCATCAGAAACAACAAAAGATTTAGAGTTAACCTGGGGAAATTGGTTTGTATGGTTTCAAGATAAATTAGTATGGTGCGTGAGTGCAATTGAGAAAACTCTCAATTATATGAATGCACCTTTAAAGGCTGCGGGAGAATATTTAGGCTCTCAAGTATATAAAGCTTTAAACGGTGAATTACTAGATGCTATTAACCCATTAAAGCAAATTGAAAGCTTAAATAACTCTATTTCTAATACTTATGACGAACTAGAGAGCAAGCACCAAGAAATAAACAAAGCATTAAAACTTTCTGAAGATACTGTCGCAAGTGCAAATATCAAATACAAAGAAAGCTTAAAAGTACAAAACGAAGAAATAAAGTTACTTGATACTAAAGCTGAAAAAATTAAAGGCATGGCTATTGGTTCACCTGGTAACAATAGTGGTGTAAGTAAAGCAACTGACAACATGCTCCAACAGATGCAAGCTAAATGGGTGCAATTTTATGAGAATATTAGACAAATTGGACTTAGTGACGTTGAAAAAGAAAATGAACGTTATAACAGCCAATTAGCTTATAGATGAATACCATGCTCAAGGACTAGCTAAAGAGCAAGAGTACAAACTAGCATTAGAGAACTTAGAAACAGAACACGTTAATAATCTTGCTAATATTCAAGCGCAGATTAACGCTAATAAAAAAAGCAGTAAATCAAATAACGCTTTAGGTATGAATGCCGATGACTTTAACTCTATAACATCAAGTTTATTAACAATGGGCGATGCTTTTGGCAACTTAACTACAAATATGAGTGAATCATCTGGAGCGTATAAAGCTATGTTTGCAATTCAGAAGTCTTTCAGTGTAGCAAGTGCGACCTTGAACTGTATTCAAGCATGGGCTCAAGCATTATCAGACCCGACAGCGGTTACATGGCCTCAAAAGTTAGCTAATTATGCAAGTGCTATCGCTCTTACAACTCAGGTAATGTCACAATTAGGATCTATTAGTATGTATGACAAAGGTGGCTATATTCCTAGTGGTCAAGTTGGTATCGTTGGTGAATATGGTCCTGAGTTAATCAGCGGACCGACTAACGTAACAAGTCGTAAAGATACTGCTGACTTACTATCTAAGAGCAATAACAACACTAATATTGTCGTTAACTTAATAGAAAGTGCTGATAATCAGGGCACTGTTGAGAGCCGAGAAGATAAAGAACAGACTATTATTAACGTATTTGTTGCTGATATTAGAAAAGGTGGACAGATGGCAAGCACATTACAGAATACTTTTAATCTTAACAGAGTAGGAGCGTAACAATGATATTCTATCCCACAGTACTCCCTATGCCACTTCAAGATGGCTATTCGTTGAGCGTTAAACCTAATATATTACGTACAACTATGGCAGACGGCTATACACGTCAAAGACTAGTTAATCAAGGTGCACCTTATTCGTTATCTTGTACAGTTCAGTTAACAGGTTCGCAATGGCGTGAAATGTTGGCATGGTATAAAACAGAGTTAGTAAGTGGTACCAATTGGTTCGTTATGCCATTACTTAATAATGACTATGACGAAAACGAAAAAGAAGTAAAAGAAATAACTTATCAATATGCACGTATTCAGAATGGAGCATTAAACGTTAGTCTGATACAACGAACAGATAAAGGTACAGTATATAAAGTGGGTATGACGTTAGATAGTAAGCGTATTAGCAATCAGCGTCTTTTAATAGAGGTTATTAACATCTAAAATGC